TGACGGCCACGGCGGCGAGCTCCACGCATACGCGCGCCTTGCTCTTCATCCATGCGGCTGGCTTTTGGTTTTTCAGATGCCGCACGATCCACAATGCTTTGAACAGCTTGAGCTGCTGGCGCTTTTGACCCAAGACCAACGGTTTGTGCTATAGACTTAACTGCTCCACCCATGATTAAACTCCCATTCCATTAGAACCTAAAGTTTGCTCAACACCCGTTTCTGGGTTTAAGCGCGTATCTGCCAACAACATTCTTGAGCCACCGCGTCTGCGTGATGCAACGCGACCAGCTGCCTGTTCGGCTAGCTCTCTGCGCTCGTCATCCGCTTGCTGTTTTAGCCTAGCATTTTCTTCGCGCTGTGCATTTATCTGACCCGACATATCTGGGCCGCCACCGCCGCCAAATAATCCACCCATATCAAAACCTCGCCATAAGTAAGTAATCAACTTGATCAGGGCCGTACTTTCGCATCACGCTTTCAGTCTTAAACCCAATCGCTTCTGCATATCTGAACGCCCTATTGTCGTCAGTTCTAACAGTTATTTGTAATCTGTGCAACTGGAGATATCTAATTGCGATATCGCCAAAAGATCTGCCAGTTCTAAGTGCTGTAGCTGGTATGTCTCTAGCTTGATTATCAAAGATACTCCACATCTCACCAACCCCCGGCCAGATGTTTACTACACCCAATACGGCTATAGGCCTGTTGTGCCTAAACGCAGTAAACGCAACGCCCATCTGCGCCTGCTGCGAGACCATCGACTTAATATCGTATACGTGCGAGAGAACCGATATCTCTTTATGGTTAAAGTCTAGATGGTCAAAGTGCTCAGGCACAAACGGCAGGTAGTACATACCTTTGCGCTTGTGCGCTTCTTCATTCATTACCTCATAAGGGATGTGGAATTTCATCGTCCAAATATATCAAAGTCGCTATTAGCTACGGTCTGGGCTACAAAAGTCTTGCTTTGCCCTGCTGGCCCACGGGTCATGCGCTTGTATTCCCCGCCGCCTAGCAATAGGTAGCCAAAGGCATCGCCTACGTGCGAGTGCTCATTCTTATTCGGCGCATCCTTAAAGCGCTCTTGCCCTGATCCGACTGAGATTCGCTTGAAATGATAGCCGCCCGCCAAAGATTTACGTAGCATTTTGCATTTTGTGTCAACCAATAGCCCTGGCTTACCGTTAATAAGTCTCTGCATGGGCGCGGCAGCTGACTCTCGGCGAACCTTGAAGTCGTTTGATGGGGTAGGCTGGGCTTTAAGGCCTAGCGTCTTTAGGAAGTCAAAGGCCGTTACCTCGTAAATCGCATCTCTAGCCATACCAGCAGGGTCGCCCCATACCAATACTTGGATGCCGGGATACCTAGCGTTCAGCTCCGATATGAGCTGGTGGCCAAAGCGCTCAAGTCCCATATCAAAAGTAACAATCTCATCAATAATCTGCCACGTACCAGACGGCAGGCGCTGTCCGATCACCGCAGCTGGGGTTAAACCAAAGTCAAGGCCGACTTGGATAGGCACCGTAGGATCTACTTCAGTAGGCCCAGACATTATATTGTCGTTATACTCAGGCCAAACCGACTTGCCCTCTTGCACGTAGGTGTACTTGCCCTCGGCATAACACCTAATCCAGTCCAAATTCTTACCCAGTAGCATCTGCTGATAGTAGCCAGCGGGTAGGTTGGCCACGTTTTCAGCTTTCTTATTAATCTGCCACCACTTGCCGGATGCAAAGATGCAGTCGTTTGCCTCTGGGTTCTCAGGCAGATCGGTTACTGGCAGCTCGATTACGCCCCCAGGCTGCTTAAAGAACTTCCAAGCATATGGGCCAGTCATCTTTTCTTTTTCTGCAAGGCGATACCACCAATGGTCATCGTCCATCGGGTTGGTATCCATCCAAATACCATGCCAGCTAGCGCCGCCATCGCGCTTTGTAGGGTATCGACCCACACGGTGTGTAAGGCCATCGATTACAGCCTTCGGTAATTCACGCGCCTCGTTTACCCACGCGCCCGTTAGTTCTAGGGATAACAGCTTTCGCACGTCTTTAGGCTGGTCAAGCGCTAGGAAGATTACCTCTGCATCAATGCCCGCTGCGCCCTCTCTAGCAGGCAGCCGAATGTGATGAGTAATAGGCGGCGTATGCAGCATTGGCCCAAAGGTGTTCTCAGGAAACAGGTCTAACCACGTCTTTATTGTGGTAGTCTTGAGCTCAGGATAGCTATTACGTACTATCACAAAACGGCTATATCGGATGCCATCGATAGGGCTAGGCTTTTGCTGAATTGCGCGAATGAACACCTCAGCAGCGCAAGCATATGACTTGCCGGAGCCCACAGGCCCCATCATGCCGCGCACAAACGCATTAGATGTGAGAAACTTGTATACCTCTGGGCTTTTAGAGAAGTCTAGGTTCAGACCTGTAGAGGGAATTTCTTTAGAACTAGCCTCTTTGGTACGTGACATAGATAACCTTTTTAATGATATTTTCTCAAATATACTGTATAAACAACAATATGCAAAATTTCTAGGGTATATATGTCAGGATATCACCTAACAGAGGCAGAGTTTATAGCGGAATGGAACAATTCCCCTAGCGCAGTTGAGATGGCAAAGAAACTTGACATCAATATTCGCAACCTATTAAAGCGCAGACGCGCGATTGAGTCCAGAAACAACATTGTTTTGGTGGCAAAAGGCAACAAACAAGACACACTCAAGTACGAAAACATCAAAATTACCAGAGCTGAGGAAACCCCTCACCATGCTAGGCGTGAGATCCAGATGGAGAAGGGGCGCGTAGTCGTATTCTCCGATGCCCACTTTTGGCCAGACGATTACACCACCGCATACAAAGCACTCTTAATGATTATCAAGGAGTTCAGACCCAAAGTCGTTATTGCTAACGGCGATGTGTTTGACGGCTCCCAGGCTTCGCGCCATCCCCGCATCGGCTGGTCTAATACGCCAACCATCAAAGAGGAGCTGGAGGCCTGCAAAGAGTTCATGGGCAATATTGAAAAAGCCTCGATTGGCGCAGAGCTGATCTGGACGCTAGGCAACCACGACGCTCGCTTTGAGACATTCCTTGCGGCTCAGGCTAGCCAGTACGAGGGAGTTGAGGGCTTTACGCTTAAAGACCACTTCCCATTATGGAAACCTTGCTGGTCTTACTGGATTAATGACGATACGATGATTAAGCACCGCTGGAAAGGCGGGTTCTCAGCTGGCCGCGCTAACTCGCTTAACGCTGGGGTGAATATCATTACTGGCCATACACACAACCTGGCCGTCCAGCCGATAACAGACTTTAGCCCAGCTTTCCGACATAACGGCGGAACTCGTTACGGCGTACAAACAGGCACATTGGCAGAGCCAAACTCGGAGCAATTTGTTCATTACACCGAGGATAACCCAAAGGACTGGAGATCAGGGTTTGCCCTACTGTCTTTTGAGCGCGGTCGCCTCATGCTGCCAGAGCTAATCCAAGTCTGCGGCGAGGATGAGTTTGAGTTTAGGGGCTGTATTAATAAGGTATGAGGATTACGCCAGAGGCAGTACGCCATCTCTACTCCAGTCTGGTGGTAACGTACCCGTTCACCAAGTGGCCTATGCCTTTGCCGGAGGCTATTGATTTCCAAATTCTACATGACACAGAGCTGATGGGCTCGTACCTCTATTGTGATTCCGATGATTACGAACACACCATTACCATTTCATCTGCTCGCTGTGCGTTTTTCTCAACCCTTCTCTCAACCCTCGCGCACGAAATGATCCATTGCAGCTTTCACAAACAAAAGGGCGATAAGTGGTTGCAGCATGGCAAACCCTTTCGAACCAGGTGCTTTCTTGTTGCCCGTGAGATAGGCCTAGATCCCCTAGAGCTTTAATACCGTATATACAATGTATATACATCTGTATCTCATTCCGTACAAAAGTAACATTTGAGTTACCAAACACCCCACTTGGCCAGCTCAGTAGCCACATAAATCACAATGCCAGCAGCGTAAAAGATTACGGCCACAATCTCGACCACGAATAGCGGCGTATCGTCTAGCGCATAGCCAGCAATAGCCCACATAGTTGAGCCAATAAAACCTAGGATCAGGTTTGCCGGGTAGATATTGAGCGCAGTAAGCAAGATACTTAGCAGGCAGATGCCTGTGCCAGTCCATTTGAATGTAATCATTTCATTCTCCTGGCTATCTCGCGCTCAATATACCAACGCGCCTTGCGTAGATCCTCAATGGCATCGTGTTTCTCATCCGCACGCCAGATATACTTCATTGCGTTGCCTAAACAAAACCCCATGTGCTCTGTAATCGTAATGCACTCGATCCCAGACGGGTGGCTTAGGTAATGCTTTGGCTTATTTACAGGATCGTGCGGTTCAGAATTTGCCATTGCTAGATCCTTTCGTATCCCACGGGCTAACGTAGGTTGATTTGCTACCTAAAGGGCTGGGGCCAACAGGATAACTAGCGCCAGCAGGCAGGCCTAAAGAATCGTTATAGAGGTATGCGCTGCCTAGATCTACCCTTGTTCCGGCAGGCAGGTTCAAACTGTTGGTATAAAAGGTCGTATTCCCAATCTGATAAGACGATCCAGCAGGCAAGCCTAGCGCATCGGTATATAGCCTAGTCTCGGCCTGCACCCCGCCAGCAATCAATAGTAAAAATAAGAGCTTCACGTTAGTCTCCAATCAAATCTTTTAGATTAATGTTGCGTTTTTTTAGCTCGCGCTTGAACTTCTCCATAGCGCGGTTCTCAATTTTGCTAACCGTATGCGGGTGGATAAACATCTTCTCCGCAATCTCCATGTTAGTCATCTCATGTGACTTGGTGTCTTTTGGCAACATTTTAGTTTTCGTCATTATGGTTAGTTCGGAAATTACAGACAGAGTCTAGGTCTATAGGGTCATCATCGTAATCAAAATCAGGCTCTATCTCTACGATACCAGCAAACGGGATAGGCTCCTCGTAACTTGAGCCAGAGTCAACAACTACGGCGGGAGAGTGCTCTTTTTTTTTCGTCATATTATCCTCACGGGTTATTAGCGATATCGCTACCCCTGATGGTAATCAGAAAAAAAATAAATGCAATACCCTGTGTTGTTTTTTATTCGTAGTCTACGTCTTGAACGTCAGGCGGCTTGATATTAATGCCGATAACCGATGGCTTATCCGACTCATCTGGGTTATCCAAAAGGCCGCTGGCCTTCGCTAAGAGGCGCAATACGCCGACCTTATCGTATAGCTCCAGCTCTAAATTACCATCTTTATTAACTTTAATACTCTTGATGGCTTGAAGGGCGTGCTCAGGAATATCCTTACTAGCTTTAACTTTAACCTGGCCCTCATCGTCCCATTCCATAATATCTGTAATCTTTGTATTGGCCATACACAGCAAAGAGTAGGCGACCGCCTCGCGATTTTCTGAAATCGTAGCCGAGCGCTCTAATCTTTTCTGAATAGACCGAATACCACCCCAGTTTTGTAGGGATGGTATCTGAGCTGCTATCTTTGCTTTTGGCCGGGTACTAGCCATCAGAAGGGTATGTCATCCAACGGAGCTGCCGGAGCATAGTTCTCAGGCCTGCCAATCGGAGCAGCTGGCGCAAAGCTATTAAACGATGCTGACTGGTTTAATGCTTGCTTTTCTTTGCCAATATAGCCAGAAAAATAGGATCCCTTTGGCCCTGCTTTGTCATACATATTGAACCAGAACTCTTGGCCATTGGGCAGCTTAATCGTCCCAGTCCAGTCGGCGTGCTTTGGATCTGTTTTCTTTGTATTTTTAAATAATTGAAAGTTGCCTGGCTTTATTTCAAAAGGCTTATCGTATGGCATTGTTTATCCCTATCTACGGTTGGTGGTTGAAATCATTAATTGCCTGCACGACTGCTGCGCTTTCGCTTAATCGCTCAGATTCCACGATTAAAGCATGAACTACGGCTTGTAGGGTAAAACCCTGACGCAGTAGGCTTAACATTGCGCTGTGCAACTCTTTCTGTAACTTCTCTGAATTTTCCATGTGCTGCTCCTTTTTTTAAAATAACGGGGAAAAATTGAGTGAGGCACCCCGCCCATAGTGACAGACCGGGGGGAGGGGTAACGTGCCTCTGTTTTTTAGCACTTCGCGCCCCAGCCAGCAGGCCTCTGTGCCTTTGCTTGTAGGCATACACCCCTGTGTTGCCCCTGCATACCACCGTTTGGATCGCATACAACCCTTATGTTCCCTTGCATTGCTCATCGAGCAGCGCCCTGGCTAGGTCTAGGATGCTGTCAGGCGGTGATGTGCGCGCTTTCAGCCAGATCTCAAGGTCGCGCCTGAGCATCTGCTCTGTCATTCCACACATTCCAATCATTTCAAAACCTTTCAAATCTAAATCATTTATTACTTTTTCTTTTAAAAAGACATTCCTATACACCTCTTGGACTATGCCCTCGCAGTTGTTATGATCCACTATAACCGTTGCCATAGCCTTTCCAATCACATCCAAGGCCTCACCCTTGACTGGTAATTTAATCGTCTTACGCGTGCGTTTAAGTGCCTTGCTGAGCATCTCTGCCATGAACTTCTCCTCTTTGTTAATCATATCTGGACTTCTTGACTCTTCATTGACTAAGCCTATCGCATCATCAACTCCGATAGTTTTGTTATATATAACCCGTGTGGTTGCTGTGTGGCTGTGTTTACCGCCCTTCACTAACGTCTCAATGTATCCAAACTGCCTTAGCCTTACCATCTGCGTAGATATGTATTGCTTATTGGTTTGTAGGTCTTGTGCCAGGCGTTGCTGTCCAACCCACGTAATGCCAGCTCGGTTGCAATAACTACAGATTAATGCCAATACTCTGACGCAGCCACCGCTTAATCTTCTATCTGTCAATGCTTTGATTGGCATCACGGCTATCTGCCGCTGATCTGGTAGTGCGGGCTTGAGCTTTACTTTTGTGGGTTTGGGAAGGTTGAAAGAGGGTTTATCCTCCTCGTTTAAAAACTTCATAGAATCTCACCCGCTATGCATATAGCGTTTTTTGCTTTCGCAAGGTATCTATCGTTTATCGCTGTGTCTAGGATCTTCTCCTTCAGAGTGCTAGGCCCGAGCTCTTCGCTGGTCATCCCCCCTGATTCGACTGCGTTTATCTTGGTCTGGCGATACTCCATTCCAAAGGGCTGGGTTATGGCCCCGTTCAGACATATTAACCTCACTTTGTTATATTTGTAAAGGTTCATTGCCCACACATACCAGAGTCGCAATTAAACAGGGTTTCTTGCTGACTGTTGTACTTGCCACGCTCTGAGTTAGCCCATTGAATTACCTGCCTGATACCCTTTGCGCCACCGTGTCTTTGAGCTCTAAACATCGTCTTACCTACCTTGGACTCCAGCTCCTCTACGCGAGTGATATCGCCTTCAGTCAAACCTCTTAAATCATTCCTGTTTGCATTGATGCAGGGCGCGCACTCCATTGACCTGTGCGGCAATACTTCAAAACCAGCACGCGAGAGCAGCTCGTTGCGCTCTTCATCTGAATACGCAGCCAATGGGAACCAGACCTTGCGATCGCCATGCCTTTCGCTTTTCTCAATGAACTCAGGCGTGTTAGCCCTTTCTTGGCTCTCAGAGCGCCGTAATCCAATCACAATGGTTGTTTGCAGCTCAGGATCAGCGTCATCTAACCAGGTTAAGAATGGAATAATCTTTAGTAATGCACTACACCATTGATATCGCTGGCTTGGAAACCCTTTCTTATGCTGCATGAGCTCCTCAAACTGCATATTGGCTATGACTCTGTGCGTCTTAAAACCAAGGCTACGCGCCCACTCTTCGCATTGCTCTACCCTTGCAGGCCATTCAACCGATCCCCAACCCGTATCTGAATACGTGACGGTGACATCCTCAAGGCCTTGCTCACGCGCCCATTGGATCAAGGCCACGCTGTCATTGCCGTAACTAGCAGATATGCAGTATTTCACTTTAGGCTCGGAGGCAGCTCAAATAACGGTATCTCATTGCTCCACCAGCTGAACTCACATTCCCTGCACACTCTGCGCCTGCAAACCCAGTTGCGCTGGTCGTGCTTGCGTGTCTCTGCTACCTTGATATCTTCGCTATCGCAATGCTCATTCGGACAAATCATTCTTTTCTCTTTCGTATATCTCTAACATGGCATTTCGCAGCTGCTCATAGCTAGCATTGCCACGCACTTCTGCCACTCGCGAGAGGTGCAACTGTCTGGTCTTTCGAGTTCTAAATCTCTTGAGTACTCCGGCAGCCTCAGCATACAAGCGGTACTCTTCCGAATAGTTTCCGACTGTCCTCCCATCCGGCAAATGAAGTAGCCTGGATGTGCTGTGAACTTGATTACAAGCGAGACATCGTAATCGGTCATCTACTTTGCCGCCTCCCTCGCTTGTTTCCTCTCCCAGCAATCCTTGCAGACCCACCTCTTTTGTCTTTTGTTTGCGCTTACGATCCATGAGCCATTCCTGTAATCCTTGCCAAACTGGCAGTTAGAGCACCAGCGCTTGCCTGTAATCGAGCTGTCGGCCTGTACGGCCTTTGTGTACACATCATTCTCATGGCTCATAAAAGACTGTTTACCTTATTGATCCGCTCCCCGATCCAGCGCATAACTGGCACCGCCATCGAGTTGCCCATAGCCTTGTAACGCGGCCCATCAGGGCATTTATCCTTGATGTTGGTGTAGTTGTCAGGAAAGCCCTGTAATCGCTCACACTCAACTGGAGTAAGCCTGCGGACTGCCATATCAAACCTAAACTTATGCGCCTGAGAACAATTAAGTGCAGGCGTAATACCTTCTGTGGAGTAAACCCTGTCCTGACAGTACTGGTGAGCGTAATACTCTGGGATGGGTTGCTGTGATAATGCAACCGCAGGGGTCTTGCTTTTATCCAATGTAGGTGTAATTGTGTCTACAGACATACTTTGAGATGCGCTGTTCTGCCATCCAAATGCAACATATGTTTGATGCTCTGTGGCCTCATTGCCTGGCCTGCTTACACCAGCAGTTGAGGATAAAAGGGTCGGGAAGGTCTCCACGCAATGCGTTATGAATGTTTCAGAGCCACCGCCTAGGACTCCTCCACTTGCTTTGCTTGTTCCAGCAATGACATCTTCACGGTACTGTCCAAAGCTGCTTTCAACATAGCCGGCAACACTTTCCCTCTGCGCTCTGCTCGGTTTAGTATTCCCTGACAGGCTTTCGGACTCAAATAATACTTCTGCGGCAGGTCTCCAGTCTCCAAGACATCCGACAACAAACACCCTTCTGCGTCTTTGTGCGACTCCGAAGTTTTGAGCATCAAGCACCCTATATGCGAACCCATACCCGAGTTCGCCCAGCGCCCCGAGGAAGGAACCAAAGTCTCGCCCCCCCCCAGAACTGAGGACGCCTGGCACGTTTTCCCATACGCACCACTTGGGTCTAAACTGGTCAAGTATTCCAAGATAGGTGAGAGCGAGGTTACCTCTTGGGTCGTCAAGTCCTTTGCGTAAGCCTGCAACGCTGAATGATTGGCAGGGAGTTCCCCCGACCAAAAGTCCGATTGGGTCATTTAAATTCCATTCTTTGTATTTTGTCATGTCACCGTAATTGGTAACGGTTGGGTAATGGTGAGCTAACACCTCTGATGGGAACTTCTCTATCTCTGAAAAGCCAGCAGCCTGCCAGCCCATATGATGCCAAGCTACCGTGGCTGCCTCCACTCCGCTACATACGCTTAAATATCTCATTCAATAACCTCAATCATTACTCTTGCTTGGCCACCAGTACGCGTGCCAGAGCCTCTATAAACATTAATCTGATCTATCTGCTCATCGTCATCGAATACCCCGGCATTCTGGAGTGAGTCAAGCAATGCTTTTAAACGATTATCGATATCGTACTTGCGCTTATCTTTGGGCCACAACACGATCTCCAGAGAAAGCCTAGCAGCACCGAGCTTTGGCGTGCCTGACTCTGCAATGTAATCCGCTACCTTACATTTGTATTCGCGCCCCTGCTTGCTCATGTAGGTCGCATGAGCTCCTCTACGATAATACGTATTGACTGAAGGCGGGAACGGCAGCGTAAGAATAATCATCCGATCAGCTGCGTAAGGCGCTGGTTAAGGTTTCCAGTCTTGCCAAGGGCAACACGCAGCTCATCATTGATAACGCTGGCTATGGGTTTCTTGCGCTCTTGTGCTGCCTGCACCAGCAGATCACGCACATCTGGCCGCAGACGCACTAGGAAAGGCTTTAGTTCTGACATATAGATCCTTTAAGTAGATCGGGCAGCAGGTCTTTTTAGTCGCGCATGACGAGATATGACTGAGCTGAATAGTGTCAAGCTACCCGATATCTGTGAGCATACAGGAAAACTACCCGTAGCGTAATGTAAGGGTAAACACCTATACAAAACTACATATAGCGTGATATATTCCTATCTAAGCGA